AATCGCTTTTGAATTTGTATCCAGTGGACCACCAAGCTGCGGTGTCGTATCCTCTACTACATTAGTAAGGAATCCACCTGATGTTGCATCGGCCCGACTAAAAGTAAGTAACCGCCAAGTGGGTGTAGCGTCATCTTGAATAAGAGTTGCTATGTCAGTTGACTCAGTAGTAATATTTAGAGAATCTGGGAGTACCAAAGTTGCGCTGTGTGTAAGGGTCAACGCTCCATCAAACTGCAATGAGATAACCGCCCCAACTCCTATAGCACTTATACCTGTAATAGTAGTAGTACCAGTAACATCAAAATAAGAACCATCTGATCCAAGTGCAAGGGTAGTTGCAGATGGTAAATCAGCACCTTTTTTAAACCTACTTCGAGTCTGCATAGCAATAATTGCAGCTGAGTGATCGTTGGGAACATCGGCCCTAGCTAGCGTTTTACCTGCTGCTGGGCTATCTACTTCTGGGGTATCATTTGTGTCTGTGGCCGCTGGGTACCCAGTACCATTACCTGCACCTAATTCTGTCATCTTATAAACCTCCTATGCGAACACCAGTGATTGCTCAATTATAAATACTCTTATAGCGTACAACTCAAATCTTTGTGTACTGTTCTGTTTTACTGTTAGTGCTAGTCTGCGTGGTTGTAACGCAGGTGATAAATCTATAGTCTGTCTTACTGGTGCAAGGCCAGTCCAAGCAAACTCGTTCCAAGACTTATCGCCCCATCTAACTCCTAAAGCTGCTCTAACAGATGAAGAACTAGTAACCAAGGCCCCAGTTATATCTGTGTAATCAACAGTTGGTGAGGTAGTAACATCTAAGTGTTCTAACTCTACCATGTGTAAGTCTTTTGCTACTGCAAGATGTTCACCAGTTTGTAATAAAGTGTTAGATGGCCCTAGGGGATCGTACCTTGAGAGCCAAAATACCTGAATATTAGTAGATCCTGGGTCACTATGAGTTGCATCTTTATTTGCTTCATATACAAATGAGCCAGTAGCTCCACTGTCCTCACCAGCCATAAGTTCTCCACTATCACCAGGACCAGTTTGAGTTGCAAACACTGAAACAGCATTACCCACCATCGGGCCATACCAAGGACCAATATGATCAGTATCAGGATCTCTTTGCAGTCTATCTACATCTAACCAATATTGTATAGTATTAGTTGAACCATTTTTAGGTGTAAAAGCTAATTTATAAAAACCATCATGATATATTGCACAAGCGTTTTTGATCTGATCAGTTGGTATAGATTCGATTGCTTTTGTACCATCAATAACTGATTGTATTGGATGACCTACAGGTATCGGTGTAAGAGTATCAAATGGTAGTAAGTATACTTGTTTGTCTATACCTAACCATAATGAGCCAACTGGGGTCCATACCATTGAGCGTGGGGCTTCACAGCCGACCTTGAGTCCTAAAGACTCTATCTTATAATCACCAGTAGTAAATGGTACTCTAAGGTCATTACCAGAAAATAGGTACATACCACTCGAACCTGCCAGCAATACCTTAGATTGGAACCCAGCACTCTTACCTTCCTCAGAGTGAATAATCATGCCATGAAGTTTACTATCGGGTCGTACTCCTACATTAGCTATTGTCTCCCATCCTGTATCTGAGAATGAATCACTCCATGTTAGATTGCCTGGGTTAGTTTCATCTATACATAAGAGTCTGTCTTGGTAGTTTAAGAATTGAATTGCCAAGGGCGGCGCAAGAAAGTTAACTGTAAGGGTGCCTTCTGTACCAGCATCCATAGTAGTTGCTATGGTGTCCATGTGAACCGCAGTAGTAGAGGTAATTGTAACTGTATCGGTTACAGCGGCAGCACCTACACCAGTAACGCCATCTATAGCAGATGCAAGAGAAGTTGCGGTTGCATCATTGGAAGTTGCGGCGGTCCAATCTGTGCCCCCCGCTGTAAGCACTGTACTAACACCATCCAAGGTTACTGTTACTGTATCACCTGCATCAATAGCAGTATAGTCATCAATTACAATTGTTGCGGTCCCAGCTTCCTTAGCAGTAGTACCATTATATGAGATTGCTCTATCAGTACTATTACCTATATACATCTTACTGAGTGCACCCCATGTTGCCATGTGAGTAGCATTATCAGGTGTTTGTGCTTGACCTATAGTAGAATCTATGGTGGTCCATGTGCTACCATTATGTTCTTTGATTACAGCCCCACTCGAAACAACTAACAGCTTACTAGAAGTACTAAAATAAAATCTATGTAATCCAGTTATAGCTTTACCAGTAGACACTTCATCAGTCTCAAACTTAGCATACCCAAGGCGCTTAACCATGCCATTGCGCCAGAACATATTTTGTGAAGCTAAACATTCTTCTACATCCAAGGAAGCAATGTTTTTGTGTATATTCACGCCCTTGCGCGACATTGGATATTCTACTACTCTAGCATTGGAGTCTGTTAATGGCATTAATAGAATCCTCCTCTATAACCATACTCAACTGGTAGTCTCGGCACACGCAGTGAATTTCGATTAGAATTTGGTTGTAATACCTTCATTTTGTCAAGTCTTTTATCATTGGCTATTTTGGCAAGAGCAAGCATCCTATTGAATTTTGCCTCAACTCGATCTGCCTTGTCAAAGCTATTAACGTATCGAAGTACCTCGGCCCATGCCCACTGTATCAGACAGTTTTCACATTCTACTGGTAAGTCACTAGTATCTGTGTTAGCCGATAGTGCTGTTGGTATTGCCCAATAGCGTTCTCTTAGCTTAGTTGCGCCACTAGGTATCGGCGCAAATCTATAGTTATCACCTTGTACTACGAACTCTGTAATAGTAGAAGTTGAGTCCATATTAGGGTCAAACTCATCAAAACTACGCCCATAACCTTCTATTAAAGTCAAGTTATCTGTAATGTTAGTAATGTCTATTGTGCGCCCAAAGTCACTTGGTACAGGGTGCGTATATGCTGTTACTACTACACTGTCACCTGCGGCCTCAGTTGTAAGTTTATCTGCGGTTTGCAAAGTTAGAACACCAGCAGCTACACCACCAGACGCAATTGAATATGTTCCATCGTTAGATGTAGAACCAGTGACGTGGATCTCCATACCAGCTTCAAAACCCGATGTAACAAGGGCAGATCCACTATCACTGATAGTATCTGGGTCTGCATCAGCAAATGAAATTGTGGTCGCAGCTATTTTTGCAGTAGTAAAGATTCTTGTTTTGTATAATGAATACCAATTAGTAGGCTCCGCAAAGAGCGCTTTCTGTGCTTCATTAATAGCATCGGCCGCAATTTGAGCTTGACCAGTAAGCGCCGTAACATCTGTAACATCAGCCCTTGACAATCTACGAAGGACTCGATTAGTCATTTGTAGAAATGTAAGTTTTGCCATGCTTATTCAATCTCCTCATAAGCTATAGATGCTATTGCACCCGTGCCTGTGATAGTTGCATAGATATCTGTAGCAAATATTATTGGTGTGGCAAATGAAATTGAATTACCACCTTCCTCTAGTTTTGCATGTAAAGACCATTTAATAGTTCCCGCTGCTCCACCATCTCTAAGATCAAGTGTTGCATCTGCAGCTGCGGCCGTAATGGTAGCACCATGCAGTAACCCCGCGGCATCAGCAGTAGTTACCACTGCAGTTGTGTCAAGTCTCTTTGATGTAATGGCTTCATTTCTTCCCATCTTTTACCTCCTTCTTTAGATTCGTTTTATTCTAATTGAGGGTTGTTCAAACTTAATACCATAAAAGTTACACATCTCATTTGAACAGCTTATTATTCTTGTTCTTACATCAGTGCGTTCCATTTGAAAGTCACACTTTGGGCAATTAGCTACAACGCTTATATGAGCATCGTAGAACTCTTCGACATCTGCTTTTTTTGTTACTTTCTTTTTAGCCATAATTTAAAGTTGGGAGGGCTTTTTACACCCTCCCAGGTTAGTTTGCTAACCTCCCTGCCACGCACACAAATAATGCCATTTAGTAATCGCTTAAAATCCCCTAAACTTCCACCATTGGATCTTAAGCCATTCAAAAAATGAACCATGACCCAAGGGACTAAGTCTATGACCTAGACATATTTCAAATATCCCATGATGCAATAACCTATTACAAGTAGAACATCTATAGAATCTAACATTCTCACGCTCTTCCCGTTGTTCGGGAGTGAGGGGATGCTCTCCCCCCACTTCCTCAACAGGTGCTACGTTATCTGTAGCAAGATTTATCACCTAGAAGCACCCCATAGTCTGGATGAATCCCTGACCGACAGTACCAGCATCGGCGCTAACATTCCATGCAAACATGTTAGCAAGACCAGAGTAATCAGCTGTAGTAATATCAGTGATTATCTCGGCCTCGGTGTAGCCTGTAGCTACAGCCGCGCCAGCCGCCAAACGTTGATCATCAGCAGCAACATTGCCATCTGTGGTTATATTTGTGTTATAACCATAAATCTGCAGCAAGCTAACTCCACCTGCCGTTGCCTGAGTCTTAGTGATAACCCCAGCTACTCTCATATCATCAGCAACTGAGTCTTCAACTGCAACTCCAAGAGGATTAGCCGCAGAGTCAGTATCAGACCACTGTACAACATCACCAGCAACTACTGCGTTTTCACAGGTCACAGGGATCAAAATCTTTGGTGCATCATTTCTATTTAACTGTTGTATTAACATTATGTTCGCCTTTCTTATGATTCATAAAATCAATAATGTTATGCCATTACCACGAAGAGTGTGCCAGACAAAGCGGCAACTCCTGGGTAAAAAGTGAATGTTCCCCCCGACTCAGCAACATTAACACCTGCTGAGGTATTGGTGGTTGGATCAGCCGTTACTGTGGCCCAGTGGGCTACAGAGCCCGAAGGCCCTGCAAAAGTATCGCCATCACCAATAGCGCTAAAGGTAAAAACTTTTATAACGCTCTGACCACCATTACTAGTTACTGCGGTTATTGCAGCCATACCTACCCCCTTTCCTAAGCAGTGATTGTGTTAATCACGCCAAGTTTTCTCCTGTTGTTGTAAGTGATGTTACCCTGCAGGAGTATCTGGGCAGTTCTAGCATCCTGATTAGTTGGTTTCACAAATGGTGTCGTTTTCATATCAGCGTCTTTGTGAACAACGTAGTTAATGTACTCAGAGTTCAAGAAGTGCATCTCACCAGAGGTACAGTCCCTATCAAACATGAACGGCACACCTTTGTAAGTGAAGTTCTGAAATCCGAGATCCGCAACCTTAGTATTTTGGACTCTTTGAATAGGCTGTACAGCCGCTTCGTAGAACTCATAAATACTTTGAGTCGTGAATATGATGTCAGGCTTGTCGTTACCAAAAGACAAAGTATTAAAAACTGTCCTCATATCGGTAAGTCCCTGAGCTGCAAAAGACCCACCAGTAGTAACATTAGCTTTCCACCAGGTATTCGTAGCAGGAGCAATCCCACCTAAAGTAGAAGACGTACTCATAGCGAGTGCTAGTCCACCAAAGGTCTTGCTGCCGTTGTCAGTTCCATCGCCCCATGCACCCGCGCTCAGAGTCTTTCTGAGAGCCAACTCGGTTGCTCTGGTCTTGGCTTTAAGCAAATTAACAACAGAGAACTTACCCATGTTGCTTCTTTCACTTAAACCATCAATCGTTATGCTTGCGGAGTACTGCTTCCAATCATAACGTGCAATGGTAAATTCATCTTGAGGCGTAGTATCTAGTTGATCGTACCTAGAATAACTCCCCGCAGTTGAATTTTCCTCGTAAAGCAGTGGCTCGACAACACTTTCACCCCCACTTTCTACACGTTTCAATTTCCTCCCATTAACCGCAACTCCCAGCTTTCCATTTAAATAACTGAGTAACGGATACACATCAAAAATCTGATCTTGCATCTTGGTACGATAAATCGCTAATGTCGTGGTTAAAATATCATTCCACGTTCTCGTTTCTGATATACCAGCCATTGTTACGTCACCTTCCTCCCATTAAATTAATTTATTGCATTGCGTGTTTAAACGCTTCCTCTATACTACCTACCTTTGGGGCTACACCTTCTTCCCCAGGCTGTGGAATCTCGCCAGTAGAAAGTCTCTTCTTCTCGGCTATTGTCTTGTTGTGCTCATCTACAGTTTTCAAGTCGTTGTTAGCAGCACGTGCGGCTTTATATAAAAGCTCAACATGCTCAAACTTTGGATTCTCTTGAATAGCAGGATCAAACAACCTCGACAGTTCTTCCATCTTGCCTTGCTGGTCATGCCAATCTGGGTATTCACTATCCATCTTATCGAATGCGTTATTAATATTTGCCTCGCGGCTTCTCTCAATCTGGGGGTCCAAATGTGATTGCTTAAAGTTAGATAACTTTTGTTCAATCATGTTGTTTACTATTTGCATTCCTTTCTTCTCAGCATCGCTCATGTCGTTACTTTCGCCAGTGTTGTTGCCAACTGCGATTCTCTGTTGTTCCTCGGTAGCCCACTTTCTAAATGATGGGCTGTTCTGTAGACTTGCGAGTGTCTGAGCGGCCCTCTCTACTCCCCCTACACCTCTAAAGAGTGAATCTGTGTCCTCCTTGTATTGGCGGCCACTTCTGATTTCGCCATCGCGCTCATGCATTTTCCTTTCGAGCTCTTTGTGAGCTGATTCGGCGGCTTCGAGCGTTTTGAACTTACCAGATGGTTCTTGGGTTACAGCAGGACTATCCGCAGGGTCATCAGTGTGTTTTTCCTGTGGTATATCTTCTGCTATCTTCCCTAATTCCTGATCTTGTGGTACATTAATCTGTGCATCTAAATCCATAATGGCCTCCTAAAAGGTTGTCATTGTTTGTGTGTTATTACACCATTCTAAATTGTTAAGGTAAAGTCTTACCTTTTTTAAATAATATTGGTGACTCAACAGCTCCGCCACCTTTTTCTTTTGATAAACGCTCACCGATTAACTCTTTACCGATTTCACGTTTTAATACTTTGCGTGATTTCTCCTTTCCCTTTTTAGTCTTTATTTTTCTAAGTTTCTTTGTTAAACGCCCAACTAATGGTGAGTCAATACCAGGAACCCTGCCAATAATGCCCCCACCAGGCCCACCCATCTTTTCAAATATATTGGCCATTCACTCCCCTATAATATAGTGATATTAGTTGCCACCTAATGTCCACTCATCCTTTTCCAGCGTAAAAAATTGAATGCATCTTCTAAACCATAGTTTTTAACTATCCCACGTAACTGTTTTTCTAACAAACGCCTTACTACATTATTACGAGTTCGTTGATTAATTTCCTCTGCAGTAGTAAGTAACTTTTTTGTTGAGCCCATATCAGAGCGTCCAAAAAGGTTACCAGCATCGGTAAATTTTTGACCTCCTGGGCCAAATCTAAACCCTGCACCAGCTGGGAACAAACTGGTTAAGTCACCCCCAGATTGTGCAAGTCGTTCTCCTAATCTACTTTTTCTTTTAACAGTAAATGGCATAATTATAATGGGGGCGCATCTGCTAACCCCTTTTTCTTCATTAATTTTGCTCGCTGTTCAGGACCAGTGATCTGTGCACCGATACCATCACAATAATAGTTGTATACTACTGGTTTTGGTCCACTTGATATTAGTCTTATTGCCTCACCCTTGCAACAAGGGCACTTCTCATCCCCCCTCTCATCAACTACATGGAAGTTTATCCATGCTTTGTTACACTCTTTACATTCATAATCATACATTGGCATAAGTTACCTCAAGATGAATTAGAAGTTGCACTTGATAAATTGATTCCTGGCATTATTGATTCCTGGCATTATTGTTTCCCCCTACTACTTAGTACACTGGTCAGTAAACTAGATTTTACTTTTTGTGCTTCTATACGTTCCTTAGACTTGATACCTTCCATAGCAACCTGACTCTTCATTTTAGTTTTCTGTAAATCAGTATCGCGCTTAGGTTGATCTTTAGCTTGTTCGCCCTGCACCGCAGTTTGCACTGCCTGCTGGCGTTCTTGCTGTACCTGCTGTTGAGGTTTAAGTAGTTCCTCAGCTTCTGGTACTTGAAATGCATCCAAGAGTTTCTTGGTTCCAACGAATGGATTAACAATAGGATTAGCTTGTAGAGTGTTGTACAATAATATTGCTTCGGCTTTCTTCTTGTCCTCAGTATCAAGTTGCGTTGACCCAACTTCTATATCAAAATTATACTCCCCTGCTATTTGTTTCTTATCTACAGTTAACCAAGGAAGTAAGACCTGAGCTTGATCGCCGACCCTCCCTACAACTTTATGAGGGACACCCGCAAACTGTTGTGCTTGATTAATATTTACTTGCTGACTATCTAATGCATTTGGTACAGTCTGAGAAGCAAAGTCGAATTGTTCTTTGTTTAAATTAAGTTCTCTCTTAGATAAAGTCTGCTGTAACATAACTGCCATCTTATTAACTATACGAGCATGAAAGTCCTCTATAATAACTGATCTCTCAGATCGGCGCGACTTTACACCTTCATTAATTAGCGAAGGCTCAGTTGCGGTGTCAAAGTTCTTTGATTCGCCCGCCTCAAAGCCACTTACACCTGCGGTCTGACGAATAGAACTCTTAACTGTACTACCAACTATATAAATATCCTGTGCTATGTTTACATCTTTGATTGGCTCCAAAGCACCAATTGGCGACTTATTGGATAACATTACTATGCCATCAGGACCAGTTTGGAGTTTCTCTATTTCCTCGTTAGTGAATGTCCCTTCTTGTGCTATATAAGCTCTCTTGGACACACGCCTCACATGATCGAGCTTCATTGAGTTAATGCGATTAAGCTCATCTTGAGCTGCGATGTAAGTATCCACATCGCTAATAGGCAAAAGCTCATCAGGATTATAATTAAACCAAAGAGTTTCAATGGGGAAACCTCCTCCAAAATCAAGGGGCCAAGGTCCTTCTTGCAGAACTTTGTCATGTGTTTCCACAATGTCAATAACTTTTCCATGTTTTTTATCCCAGATCCTCCAACCTACCACAAGGTTCAAATCGTTTGGAGTCCCACCATCAGCAACGGGCTCCTCAGTAGAGTTCATCTCAGATGCTATAGATTCACTAGTGGGATCAACATCTATACGATGATTAGCAATCAGATCCGAGGTGTTCTTAAATTTCGCATCATGTTGTACATCGTACAGAGAACGTGCCCACCTTAGAGCGATCCAATCAGCGTCACGTAAGTTATGATCCTTTGCCTTGGGATCAACTCGTAGATCCATCGGCGATCTTCGCACAGCGAAAATAGAATCCTCTTTGATGAGCTCATGTACTTCGAGCAAAGTCTTATCTTTTACCTTCTCTGTTTTGAAGGTATAACCAAATTCCATTAGACCCCAATGACCAATTAAAGCGTCTACAAGGCATTTATCGGTTTGCTCCTTTGTACGCAGCTCTTGGTAATAGGAGTCTAAAAGTAATCTCAGCATTGATGCTGAGGCAATAGTGTTAAATAGTGTGCCATCTGGCAACTTGTGAGGTCTTTTCTTTGGTGATACCAAGACCTTAGGTCTCCTCAGATTAATAGATGGTTTGATGGTACTGATATTACTAAATACCATATTATCTATAGTAGCTGTTCTATATGGTCCATTAGGTGCCAGTAAATCGGGGTCCCATTGAACGCCACGATAGTAGTTGCGCCAAACTTTGAGTTGCTTCTTTACTTTATCATCATGACGCGCATGTGCATTTGATAATCTTAGCTTCCATCTTGGTAAGTCAATTTTTTCTGGCATAATTAATTAGTTCCTGAGAACAAGTTTTGCAATTTATTAATTAGTAATTCTGGTTGTGCACCAAGTTTTTTCATTAAATCTTCTAATTTTTCTATACCTCTAATTTGTGGATTAGTTAGAGAAGATGCTCCTGGCTCTGCATGAGCTGCTGGGGTTGAAACGCCACTATTTAATCTTCGCCGACTAATTTCTTGTCCTAACTTGTTATATAAAGTATCAGATACTGTCTTTCGCCCTCGATTAGTTAATATACCTTTAGCTCCAAAACCACGAAGATTAAACCCCCCACCAATAGCTGGGGTAAAGTTTTGTGCTCGTTGTAATGCAGGAGCAGCAGCTTTTCGTAATTGTTTTAAGAGAAAATTAGTTTCTAGTTCTCTTAGGTTTTCATCTGGTGTCGGGTTTCCAAATAAGTCTGGCATATTTAGTTCTTCCTGTTCTTTGGTTTTCCAATAAGTTTTTTAGTATCTTTTGCGGTGCCACTAGTTAACAATTCATCTATTTTATCTATTACCTTACCTGTTGCTTTATCAAATCCAAATATTCCGCCACCAGTAGACCCCTTACCTGTTCTACCTGTACCAGCTAAACCAGAGCCAAGGTCGCTTCTTGTAAAAGATTTGTTTGCTAATTTATTAGTGAGGTTTGAACCCCACTTAGTTATCTCTGGCTTAAAGCCTTTAAGATAAAAACCTCCACCCAGTAATAAGTCCGTAACAGCTTTCTTACCACGCTTCTTAATTGCTTTACCTAGTTTGCTATCTTCTTTTACGCTAAATCCTGGCATATTTAGTTCTTCCTTTGTGCAGGGTCAACTAGTTTCTCAGTGTTGCCCTTACGTTTGACAATCTTTTTACGCAAGGCGCGACGCATTTGTGCTCCTATCTTAGCTTCTTTTAAGTTTTGTAAAACTTCATTTTGTGATATACCAAGTATTTTAGTATTTGGATCAATACCACGAAAAGCCTCTTTCATCTGTTTTGGCCGCAATCTTACATTTGATCCTTCTGGCAAGACATCTTTACCCGCCTCACCCAATAAAAATTTACCTAAACGACTGCTAGATGCTTTAACGGGACCTAAAATTCCTGCAGGACCACCAAGCAAGAAACCCTCAAGAGCTTTCTTTCCATGTTTTTTCATTGCTTGCCCTAAGACACTATCTTCTTTTACACTAAATCCTGGCATTAGCTAGCTACCCCTCTCATCTCTCGTAATCTTGAATTTTGTTCATAAGCTATAGAAGATCTTTTCAATGAATCAAAACAATTAATTGGTATCACCTTCTTCTTAGCTGCAATACTTGGACGAGACATGATGCCATATCTAAAAGCATCAACAGAGTGATCTCTTCTACCTAGTGGCTCTTCTTTCGCGTCATTAACATCGGGCCTTCTCTGAGGCTTCCATATATACCCAAGTATCTCCTCTACAAGTTTCTCACACCGAGCAGATATAAAAACTCTAGGAGAGCCAGTGGTACCAAGAATAGGATGGATATGAGCAGGATCATTATACAAAAACTCACCGACACGATTGAGTCCAGCGCGTAGTGTATTATTGGCCTTAGCCAATCCTCGTAAACCATGTTCATGATATTCATCAGCAGTAGTCCACTCCTTTCCTTCCCTCTCACCTACAGTATTCCATACGCTAGGATCAGTACGATTATAATGAAAAAGCTCCATCTTGAATTTCTCTTTAATTTCTCTGACGTGCTTTGAAATAAGTCCTGAGTCATAATACATATCATATACAAACAAATTAGAATCCTTATCAACATACCACCCAAGAAAACAAGCAGGGTTCGCTTGTCCATGATCGAGTGAGGAGAAGATGTACTTGTACTGTTCTTTGCGAAGAGGTGCTCTAATTTCATAGTCGCAATTTTCATTTGGAAAGACATGGATGTTACGATCGAACTGGGGCCATACTTGGCCCTCTGCAGCATCCCAGCTTCCATCAATATATCTTTTAACCCAGTAATCAGGTTTCCCAGCTGATATCCTATCTACATACCCATCGGGTAGCCAATTATTGTCACGAGGTAACGCCTGAATGAACGCAAGGTCATCAGGAAGCCTGCCAGCGAAATGAGGGTCTACGAATCGGTGCTTGAGCCACCCAGGCTCAGGGTTCGATGCATAGAAACAATGAAAAATTGGGTATGTACCATCTGGGAGCTGCCACCTAAGACGACTTTCTAACATGTTTATGTCATCCTCGGCACATTCGCTGGCTTCGTCTACGGCCGCCCATCCCAGTTCCATTGACTTCACACGATCTTTGTTTTCGGAGCCCCCTATACCTCCATATAAAATAGTTGAACCATTTACAAATTCTATAGTCTGATCTGCTTTACGATGGTTAGCCATTATCTTGGTCCCAGACATACGCTCTATCTTTGAGATCAATGCAAGCAAAGTGACAAGCGTGGTTTCTTTAAATGCCTTAGCCTCCTGGCGGCACATGAATCCGCGATTCCCTGGGTAGAGCATTGACAAGCGTGTACCTTCTGAGGAGATACACCACGATTTACCTCCTCCGACTGCCCCGCCATATAGCTTGTTGAGTTGCGGTGCATCTCTAAATTGCTTTTGTCTAACTGTTGGACCTTTTTCACCATAATATAGATCGTAGTTTTCTGTCATCGTATGTTATCTAATACCCTAGGTGGTTGAGTAAATAACTGTGAAAGCGGTGATCCATTAAACTGCCCTATAGGAGCTGTAGGAGATTGACTTGGTTGTGGCGCCCCCCCTTGCTGTTGTCTAATTTGTATCAACTTTTGTAAGAGTGCATTCTTGTCTGCCCCACCTTGGTTGGCCCCAAACTGGTTCAATTGAGATCGTGGTGATGCTTCTAGTTGTCCTGATCCGCCCATTATTTCTTCCTCTCTTTGCGTAGTTTACGAGCTAAGAATCCTCCTGTTTTGTCTTTACTGAAGGGCATAGGGACAACAGGCCACCTAGTAGGAAACTTAGAGGGAGGTTTAGCTCTAATTGGGAACTTTCTGCTAGATTTGTTCTGTGGATAACCTTTTCCTGGCGGCATTACTTATCCTCCTTGTTGATAGTAATAGTCACAGTCTCCTTATCTTCCTCGCCAGCTTTACGCATATGAGGAGGTACATACATGTTTATGTTTATCTGTGAGGGACCCCGATCATCTTGCTGCCCAACGCCACCCCTTTCGAGGATCTCCTTGACTGCCCCTAATCTGATATGTGGGGGGTTGACAGTAAGCTCGGTTCCCTCACCACTTATCGAAGGAACCTCAATCGTCTTTTGAGCCATTTCTTTAAGACCCTCCATCGCTGGTTGGACCATTGCATTAAGCTCAACTTCATATTCTGTTTTCCTTTCATCAAGTAACTCGCGTTCGCGCTTCTTCCACATGGGACTCTTTCTCAAGTACCTCAAGGTCTGCATAGTGATACCATGTAGATCGCAACACTCTTGGAGTCCCCGCCTTCCAAAGATTAAGTCAAGCATTATGTTCTCATTCCTTGCAGCTAGTTCATTCATTAGAAACCCGCTCCTATTCCTCTTTCAGCTAATACTCTTTGTAGTAAATTAGTTTTTTTGGGGTCACCCCTTAAAGACTGTACTTCTCCAAATATATTAGCAACATCACCAACTGGTCCTAGAGCTTTACCAAGTAATTTAGTTCCAAGTGCTGCTCCTGGTATTGCTCCTAATAACTTTGATCCACCCTTAAAGGTTTTGTT